TAGGTTGCGGAGAATGGCCGGGGTCAAATTCATAACGCCTAAAGAATATCAAAATCAAAGTCGGCCGTGTATTGTTTTGATTCTGCGCCGTAATTCATGCCGCTCCTGGTCAGGCGTTTATATTCCCCGCCCCCTAGCATCAAGTACGAAAACGCGTCGCCGACGTGCGAATGCTGGTTTTTATTTGGTGCATCTCTAAATCTTTCCTCGCCTGGCACCCCTACTCGTTTAAAATGATAGCCACCAGCAAGCGCCTTCCGTAATTTTGGACACGTGCGCGCCACTCTCAGACCCGGTTTTCGATCGATCAGCCGTATCATGGGCGCGGCGCCAGCTTCACGACGTACTCCAAAGTCATTGGTTGGCGCGGGTTGGACCTTGGTAAATCCCAGGGTACGCAAGTGATCGAATGCCGTTGTCTCGAAGATCGGATCGCGCGCCTGGCCGGCCGGATCGCCCGTCAAGATTACCTCGGCCTTCGGGTATTTCATGTTGAGTTGTTGCAAGAGCATCTGTCCAAAGCGTTGAAGGCCCATATCCTCGGTGACAATCTCTTCCAGGATGTTCCAGGCGCCGGACGGCAAGCGTTGTCCGATAACCGCCGCGGGCGTCAAACCAAAGTCGCATCCGATTAGCAAGGGTAACTCCGGCACAAAGGTTAACGAATCCTCGACCATCGTCGAATCATCGTACTCCGCCCATACGGCTTTACCTTCCTGGACATACACGTATTGCGCGCCGACGTAGCAACGGATCCAGTCCAGGTTCTTGCCGCCTAACTGTTGCTCATAGTAGCCAAGCGGCAAGTTTTTAACGTTCTCGGCCTTGGGGTTCTCCAGCCAATGCTTGCCGGCCGCGTAGATCGCACCAGCCGTATCGGCCGGTACTTCCATCATGCCGCCTGGTTGCGTATAGAAATTCCACTTGTATTTGCCCTTGACCGGTTCTTTCTCGGCCAGGCGATACCACCAGCCGTCATCGTCCGGCGGGTTTGTGTCCGCCCATATTCCGCGCCAGGTGCATCCGCCGTGGGTTTTACTTGGATAGCGTCCGACACGGGCCGTCAATCCCTGGATCACGGCAAGCGGCAATTCGCGGGCCTCGTTGCACCAGCCGCCGGTTACTTCCAGGGACAAGAGCTTGCGTACCGACTTGGTATCGTCAAGCGCCAGGAAGATTACTTCACAATCTAATCCTGGCACCCCGTCGCGGGATGGCAGTTGCAGATGGTGAGTAATCGGCGGGGACCAGCGAATCGGACCCCAAATATGCTCCGGGAATATTTCAAGCCAGGTTCGAATCGTTGTGGTCCGAAGTTCCCCGTAGGTATTTCGAATGACCACGAATCGTGTGTAACGAATATTATCCACCGGGGAAGGGTCTTGCCGCACCGCGCGCAAGAGTATTTCCGACGCACATCCATACGACTTACCCGATCCGACGGGTCCCATAAGACCGCGAAAAAAAGAATCGTCAGATAAAAATCGCGAAGTCGTCGGACTTGTCGAGAAGTCCAGGTTGAGATCCCCCAGCGCATCTAGCTCATTCCCCGTTTGACGGTTTCGACCCGTCGCGCCCATTTTCCTCGGCATAGATTACCTCTTCCACTTTTGATAAATTCAGTTTGATTCCGATCATCGTCGGGCGATTGCTCTCTTCTTGCGTTTGCTCCATCATGCCTGTTGCGCGGGCCAGCATACGCAAGGCGCCCAGTTTGTCGTGCATCTCGACCTCGATCGAGCTACCGTACTTGCCAGGTGTGATCTTGACCTTCTTGATCGCTTTACGTACGTGCGGGGCCAGGGTATCGCTGGCGTTGAGTACGGCCACGTCCCCGGTCCACGATATAACATCTGTTATATCCGCCTGGGCAATGTGGCCCAGCTCGTTCGATACTTTCTCCTGGTTCTCCGGCGACGCGAGTAAAGCACGTGCCTGGCGCGTTGTGAGCTTAGTCATCCTCTACCATCCTCTCCACCGTAGTAAATCGTGTCTCGCAAGCCAGGCATTGGCGACGGCGTTCGTTGTAATAAATTTCGTCATTCGGGTCCCAGTAAATCCTTGTTTCCAGGACTTCCGTCTTAGAAAAATAATCGCCTTCTTCGTTTACGCAAAACTGGCAGATCATTTTAGGTTTACTTCGATCAGCTTGTCGAGATAGTGCCTGGCCTTCCTAAGATCCTCGATGCCGCCCTTATCCTTCCATCGCGACACGTACTTAACGACGTTGCCTTCCAGGTAGCCAAGTTCATTCGAGACAATGTAATCCCAGGGCTGGATCGCCTTGCTGGTGTAGTGGGTGCCGCCGACTTGATTGTTATTCGCTTGATCCATACGCATCCTTTTTTAATATTTCTTTTACTCGGTTTACTTCGTGTTTCAGCTCCCCGTAATCATCAACACGGTCAGCATAAATTAACAATTTTTTGATACCCTGTGCCAGCTCCAAATAATTGGCGCACCAAAACTCGCAACGCTTTTCCCAATACTGATTTTCTAATTCCATGTTATTTTCCACCGTTGTATAAGAAATTACTATCAAAAACTATATGCCGTATAAAAATCCAATCGTTCGTGCCAAGAAGAATGCCGAGGCAAACAAGCGTTGGTATCAAAAAAATAAAGCAAAGCACCAAGCCGGTACGGCCAAAAACAGAAAAGACTACCGCGCCTTGTGGGTCGAGTTCAAATCGACGCAAGATTGCTTTATGTGCGGGTTCGATCATCCGGCCACCATTGATTTTCATCACGTGATCCGCGACAAAAAACTCGTTGTCAGCTCCCTGGTTAAAAACGGTTCGTATTCCAGGGCAATGGAAGAAGTTATGACAAAGTGCATCGCGCTTTGCGCTAACTGTCACCGGATATTGCATTGGCAAGAGCGGATCGATGCCAAAAAGATTGGCAAGATGCGGCGCAAACGGAAGAAAGTTGCCAAGATGCGACATTGTTTTCACTTTAGGGCCAGGTAATAGAGGCCCACGTTGCTGAACGCGTAGCCGCTATACACGATTGCCATGGAAGCATTCCCTTTTAGGGCTTGTTCCAACCCAATATAGGCATAAATCGCGCCGGTAACGATGATTAACCATGGACTCATTTTTTTATCTCCAAAAAAGTTGAAAAATCCGGAGCGATCCCCCCGTACAGTTTCGCGCATGGGGGACCCCCCAAAGCCCGCTTTTTGCGGCATCGCGCAAAAACGCACCCCCTGGCCTGTGCAAAGGCCAAACGTTCGTTTGCCGTTTGTAAATTCACTCTAATCCGCCCCACTTGGCCACCTGGTCGAGCGTCATCGGCGGATCTTTCCGGTTTTTCCGGTTGTCGATGGTCGCCTGGACTGCCAGCTCCAGGACTTTCCCGGCATCGATCCCCTTTTCTGCCAGCCGCCTGGCGCATTCCAGGCTTGCCGCCACGTCGCGGACCACGCCGGACCCGCGCTCGACGCCCTGGCGGAATGCTTGCGCGATACTCTGAATCAGCTCGTTATTACCCCCTATAACCCCCTTCTTATTATTGAGGTTATCTATGGCTTCCTGGTCCTGATAGTCCTCGGCTATTAGAGGCCTTGCCGCAAGGAATTGCTCCCTGGTTGGCATCGGTGTACCAGGACCATCGAATAGCACCTGGTAGCGGTTCGTAAAGTACGCTGATTTGCGCTTGTAGGCGAACGGATAGGCCTTGGGTTGTAGCTTGCGTATGTACCCGGCTTTAATCAATCGCCCCACGTGTGTGGATACCGTCTTGATCGATCGGCTTACGTGCCGGCTCAATGTCTCCCTGGACGGAAAGCAAATCCCGTATCCATTGGTATGCAAACAGATTGCCGCCAGGACGCGAAAGGTTGTTGGGTGCAAGCTATCATCCTGGACGGACCTGGCTGGCAATATCGAATACTTCCTTGTTTGTGGTTTGTCAGAATGGGATGTCATCGTCTAGGTCCATGATTGCGTCGCCTGTCTTTACCTTGGGTGTTGCGGCCTCATGTGCCAGGCGTTCTTCGGTTGATTTGCGGATCTGCTCAAAGCTGGTCGTGACCTTGACCGTTGACGATCCAGGGAATTGTTTCATCAGCTCGATAACTTCCTTTGGAATCCACTTCACGACATCTTCCAGGGCGAAGTACGCGTAATCGCTATCCTGGGGTATCGCGGCCCGTGTTCGTACCATTTTCACCACCAATCCGGCCGGATGTTCAGCTTGCCACTCATCACGGTCCACGGGCTGGTGTCCACCCTCGCGGATCCGCTGGTCCGCAAGTCTTAATCCCCGGATCATGGCCTCGCACCTCTGCTCGACAAGATATCCCGCTTTAGCATCCCTGGCCGTCTCCTGGATAAGCGTCATCTGCTTTCGCAGTTTCGTTGCCAGCTCTTCACCGCACAACGTAAACGATCTGCCGTATCCCCAGGTTTGATTAAAGCGATTCAATTCATCCTGGTAAATCTTTACCTGGTTTAAATCTTTCCAACGTTCCAACGCATCAATTTGTCCGCCGGACAAGACAGGACATTCTCCTAGAGAGGAGAAATGTCTGTCCGTACTTGGCGCTCTCTTGTCCGTACTTGTCCGTCGCCCGCTAACCCTTGTATTCATTGAGTTCTCCTTGTCTGTCCGGCTTGTCCGTCCTTGTCCGCGGACAAAGTTATCCACAGGCTCCGGACAAGTCCGTTTTGTCCGTCTTTTATAGGGTTAACCCCTACATTTAGCTCATAATTTAGGTTCATGTTTGTCCTTCCATATCCAACAATAATCGTCCCACTTGCCAACAATGCCGCGTTCCTGGAGCGCTTTCGCGGCGCGTAAAAATGCCTTCTTCTTGCTATCTTCCGATCCGTCGCTGATCTGTTTGCTCATCGAGAAATCGCGCCACAAGGTTTCCGATACGGAGTAATAACCCTTCGGAATGTAGTTCCCGATCTGTCTCTGTTCCCCGGCGCTCGATAACGCATCATGTAGCGCGTCCAGGATTAGGCGTTGCTGGCCGGAGAGTTTCTTCCTGGCCACGATGTCCGCGGGTTGATCGCTAACTTCCAGGACCAGGCTGGTTTCTGTCTCCAGGGACAAGGGTCCGGCGGCCAGCTCAACGCTCACCGTCTTAAACTGCATCGGATCGAGCGGCTCGGCGTCCTTCTGCTTTTCGGTTGTGAGTAGTACGCGATCCGCGTCCCGTTCGACGCGTACGGATACATCCACGGCACCGATGAGCGCAGTCGATCCGCGCGCCCCGCGATTGCTATCCTTGCCGGAGTGGTGAATCGGTAGGACCGCGCACCCGATTTGCTCGCGTACCAGGTCCATGTTCTTAACCGCCTTGCCCATGTCCTGGGCGGAGTTCTCGTCCCCGCCGATCATGCACCTGGCAACGGTATCGAATACCACCATGGCCACGGGCATATCGGGAGTTCGCATTGTCTCGATGGTTTGCAGTAGATCCTGGATTTCCGCGTCGTCCAGGAGATTGACCGCCTTCGGGATCAGGTAGAACGGCGCCTCTTCGACGCGTTCGTGATGCTGATGCCAGGCTCCGATCCGCTTTCTAAATCCGCCAACGCCTTCGCCCGCCACGTAAAACACTTGTCCCTGGGCGACTTCATGGCCATGCCATTGCGCGCCATGGGCCACGGTTAGCGCAATATCTAGCGCCGTGAACGTTTTACCGCCGCCAGGTTCGCCGTAGATCATGGCAAGCGAATGCTTGGGGATCAGTCCATTCACTAGCCAGGTGACTGGCGGCAATTCGGCGATCTCTTTGAGTGTCAGGATGCGGAGCTTGGGCGGGTTGACTGGCGCTTGCCAATCCTTCGCGAGTGGCGCACTCTTGGCCAAATGTACGAGTTGATCCTTGGTCCCGCCCTGGGCGATCCAATCGGATACGTCGCCCTTCTCTTTCAGGTTCGGGAGTTCTAGGATGCGGATCTCTTGCGCCACGGATCCGAGTTGCTCGGTGATTACTCTCGCATGGTTCTGTCCGGCCTCATCGTTGTCCGGCAATACGATGATCTTGCGCCCGGCAAAATGCAAGTTCAATTCTTGGGTCCATTTCTTGGCACCGCCTGAGTTGCAAGATGCCAGCAATCCCAGTTGCTTTAGGGCCTCGACATCCTTCTCCCCTTCGACCAGGAAGATAGTCTTTCTCGGATGCTCCAGGATGGCCGGAAGGTTGTACGGCAAGGGTGTAACGCCTTGTAGGTTCCACACGTGCTTACCGTTCTCCAGGCGCCTTTGCCGGAAGTCTTTTGGCTCGAATCGGATTACTTCGTAAACGATCTCGCCGTACGCATTCACGTACGGGTACACGGCTTTTACTTTCCTGGCCTGGATCGGCTTTAGTTCTTCGATCTTGCTTGCCCTGGGCGTGAGTTGTATTCCCAGGTTCTCGCTCATCCAGGCTTCGATCTTCGCGCCGCCGGTTTCGAGTTTGATTAAATCCGATACGCCGCCGCCTTCGTTGCTTTCGTGATCGTACCAGGTTCCCTTTTCGAGATCGATTGACTTGGACCCATGCGTACCAAACCGGATCTCTTTACCAGGCTTGGATAATTTTGTATTTGGTTCGCCCCAAAAAAACTTGGCGACTTGCTCAATGTGTTGTACCAATTCCGTCATGGGAAAAAAAGACCGCGGGATTAACCGCGGCCCCTACTCAAGGGTTAATTAAAATTCGTCGTCAGATGCCGCTGGCGCTGGGGCCTTGGCGGGTGCGGGTTTCGAATTTTGTTCTTGAGTAAATCCACGTGCGTCGTACAAAATAAACTCGGCCGGCGCATCGATCCACTTGTCCAGGGTGAAGTTGGGTACCTGGGTGGATCCTTTACCGATCGCGATTACCGTTGATCCCGTGTATTTAAGGACGGGTACCTTGCCAGGGTTGGCCACGGACTGGTCCGCGATCTGCCCCCAAATGGCGGACAATCCCTTGTTACTGCCGGCGGAGTTAGTTGACCATTCGCGTTGGCCGATGGCTTTCGAATAGATTTGCAGAGAAAACCCGCGTTTGTGTTCGTCGCTAGGTTGATCGCCTTTGACGCCCGGCCGCGTATCCCATTGCCAGTTTGGTGATGATCCGGCCACGATCTTTCCCCATCCAGTTTTGAGGCTGGTAGGATCGACCAGGAATTGACCGAGTTGTACCTGGTTGCCGTCCACGTTCCAGGTTCCGGTGCTGGCGTTGTAGCGGATATACTGCCCGCCGCCTTCGCCCGTTAGTCCTAAATCAAAGCTCATTGTCTTGCTCCTTCTTGCTATTTGCTAAGTTGAAATTAAAAAGCCCGTATTGACGGTGCCACAAGAGCATCGTCTCTTCCGGGATCACGTATAGGCGCGGCTTTCTGTCAGCTCTCACTACCAGGAAGTCGCTCCCTTGCTGGTTCAGAGCGTCGTATAACACTCCGAATCCATCCTTGCGCCGCTTACATTCGATTGTGTAACCGGCCAATATCACATCACCAATAAACATCCCGCCAGCTCCGCCCGATAACGGGACGCGCTGGGCCTCAACGCCCTGGGCTTTCCAGGTATGAACGACTTCGAGTTCGAGTTCCGCGCCCCGCTCGCGATTGCGCTTACCCCCGGCCATGTAGCACCTGATCGATCCGATCTTCGATAGCCGTCCGGCGAGTTGTCAGGCCCAGGGCGATCAGCTCTTCGGCCAGGCTGGACATGGACCGGCGCTCCTTGGTGGATTGCTCTTGGAGTTCGCGACGCAATCGCTCGGTAAGGTGTAACTGGGTGGGTTTAGTGGGGTTTTCTGTCATGGTTGTGGTTTATTTACAAAATATTTTCATTTAGGTGTTGCAATGGTATCGTAATGGGACCATAATAAAAGCGTACAAACAACAAACGAAAGGAAAACAGAATGAAATATCAAATAATCAATCGCGCTCCTGATGGTCAATTTATCCGGACCTTCAAAAAATTATCCAGCGCCGCCGCCTACTTTGAAGAGATGTCCGGCTTCACGATCGAGCAAGCCCTGTCAGAAAGATACTTCATGGACGGCCAGGTTCCTACATTCGATCAAGTAGAAGGAATCAGCGCCGTGTCAATGTTCGGCAACGTAATCGTGATTCGGAAAATCGTCAGCGAGTTTGGTGCCGACGGTAATCTCGAATCCCTTGTTTCTTAATCTAGGAGAAATCAGCATGAAAAATTATCTCAGTTGTGCAGAAACCGCCAAGATGATTCGCCAGGTCCTTAAAGAATCATTTCCTGGCGTCAAGTTCAGCGTCAAGTCCAGCACCTACTCGATGGGTGCCAGCATCACCGTTCGGTACCAGGACGGACCTACTGCCGACGCAGTAAAGTCTGTCGTGTCAATCTTCGAGGCGTCCTACTTCGACGGGATGCAAGACTACAAAGGCCAAAGATACTCCGCGATCGACGGCCAGGAAGTTAGATTCGGCGCCGACTACGTGTTCGTCAACAGATCGTATAGCGTCGAGTTCTTGACCGTGATGGCCGCGAGCGTGTGCGAAAAATACGGAATGGAAATCGCCTACGGCATTCTTGATAGTCAGTATAGCGGCGCGTACATCGCCGGAGCGAATGCCGTTGTAATGCCTTGTGGCAGATACTTCCCGGCCGCAGTCGGGTTCGCGTGTGCCGAAGTGTCCATGAAAGACGCCCTGGGCGCGACGATCCAGCCAAGCGCGACGCTCGCCAGGATCACCAGCCTGGGCGATGACGGGTACGGCCAGGGTTGTGTTGGTAGGTTGGCCGCATGAAACTGGCGATCCTACGCCGGACCGTATTCCAGGGCGATGCAGTCCGTCGCCCGGTTGCCGTCGTCCTGGTCAAGCGCCTGGACGTTCGCGAGTATGCGACGTTCTTGCAAGACCCCGACGGCAAGATGTACGCCGGTTTATATTCCAGGGACTACGAGGCCGCATTCGGCGAGTACGAGATTCGTTGCCGCGCGGCCAGTTCGCCCGATGATCCGGGCCGTGAAATTAGCGAGGTGAAATTATGAAAGTGATTGCGTATTACCGTGTGAGTACCAAGAAACAGGGCGAAAGCGGCCTTGGTTTAGAGGCCCAAAAAAATACGATCAATCAATTCCTGGCCAGCTCACCCTATGAGCTAGTGTCCGAGTATGTTGAGATCGAAAGCGGCCGCAAGACTGACAAGCGCAGACCACAATTGAGGGCCGCCCTGGAGCAATGCGAAAGAGAAGGCGCCACGTTGATGATTGCAAAGCTGGACCGTCTAACCCGTAACGTCGGATTCTTGACTACGCTCCTGGATCGCCAGGTCCCGATCATGGCGCTCGATATGCCAAATCTCCAGGACCCAGCGATGAGCCGATTCATTCTCCAGCTCATGGCAAACGTGGCAGAGTTAGAAAGAGCGCAGATTTCTGAACGTACTAAGAAGGCCCTGGCGGCGCGCAAGGCGAGGGGTATGTCATTGGGTTCACCCACCCCAGCCAACGGCGCCCAGGCCGGCGGATTGGTCACGGCGGACCAGGCAAACGAGTTTGCTTCCCAGGTTTACCCGGTGATCCAGGAGCTAATAAAATTTGGTTGTGCGACCCTGGAGAAAATCGCCCAGGGTTTGAGTGCCAGGGGAATTGCAACGGCCACCGGCAAAAAAGCCTGGTCCATTAGTGCGGTTCGTAATGTTGTCAACAGATACGAGGGAGCAATAGCATGATGAATCTAATCGCAAGAGCAACACTATTCGCGGACCAGGCGCACGATGGCCAGCTCCGCAAGTTTAGCGGCTTGCCTTACATTAGCCACCCCATGGAAGTAATGCAGATCGTCCGCGGCGTATGCAATGACGATGACGTCCTAGCCGCCGCAGTTTTGCATGACGTCATTGAAGATTGCGGCGTGACATATACCGACTTGATGCTAGAGTTCAACGAGAATATCGCGCACCTGGTTTACCAGGTAACGAACGCGGCCGACGATGAAGATGGCGATCGAATTGTAAGAGCGTATATCAATCGCAATGTTATGGCCAACGCGAGTGACGACGCGCAGACGATCAAGCTGGCAGACATCATATCGAATTTATCGGGCATCGACCTGGCGCTTGAATGTGATCCGGCCTGGGCAAAAATGTACCTGGAAGAAAAGGTTGACATGATTAACGTATTGAACAGGGGCGATGCGACTTTGAAAAAGAGAGCGGCATCACTCGCCGCAGAAGGGATACTCAAATGCTCGATGCGTTAATCACCGGATTTGTTTTTATGTTCGCCGGGTTCTTAGCGATCCTGGTAATCATTGTGACGCTTTACTTACTGGAGAAATTTCAATGAAAAAAATTGGTTCGTTTCTTTTACAAGGTTTAATGATGGTTGCATTCTCCGCGTTGCTTGCGGTGATTACGATCGAATGGTTCGCTGGTTGCGGCGAATATTACATTGATGCGCGCGGCAATGTAGTACCAAACGAGTGTGTATTTATTGACTTCCCGAAAGGAAAATAAAATGGTAGGAAAAATTACAAACGACATTCTCCCGTCCGGGTCCCGGATCCCTAGCATCATGGGGGTATCCCCGTTCCGCTCACCGAATGACGAGCTGGCGGCCAGCATCGACGCGATGGAAGGCAAGCCGCGCCCGCCCTTTAATGTTGAGGCCGCAGACTGGGGCAACACGTTAGAGCCAATCATCATTAGTGAGGCGGCCAAACGCCTGGGCATCGAGATCCAGGAGTTGCAAGTTGACTACGCGCTTTCTTACCTGGAAGATGACGAGATCATTTTGCAATGTTCGCTCGATTCAATTTGGAAAGGTGATGGCCGCGTTGTTACTACGGATCCCGACATGGGTATTTATGTGATCGGCGCAGATAGCATTACATTGAATGGCCTGGGATGTTGCGAATCCAAACTAACGAGTGCCATGCCCGAAGATGAGCCACCCTTATATCGTGGTCCGCTCCAGCTCCAGGCACAATTGCTTTGTGCTGGCCACACCTGGGGAGTGATCGCGACCTTGTATCGCGGGACCGAGTTGCGCTTATTCTTTTACCAGGCGAGTGGCAATATGCAAACGCAGATCATTGACGTATGTAAGGAGTTCACGCGCCGCGTTAATAGTAAGTCCT